AAAACTACCTGGACACAAGATATAATTGCAAACTTTGATCATAATTTTTGGAATGGCATGGGAGATCATAAGGTTAAGGCAGCTAGATTGTGGGGTCATGTATGAGAAAAGAACAATTATTAAGAAGAGCATTGCGAGTACAGAAAATGATTAGAAAGAAAAAAACAGATCGAGGAATAATCTGGCATATCTACCACACGATCCTTGCTTTGTTATTACTTGGAGTTTTAGTTGTAGAGGGTATTGAATTATTTATGTGGAGGAACCTATGGATGTATTAAATTATCAGCGGATTGTTTTAGAAAAAAAATTTGGAAAGAATGCTAAAAGCACTACTAATTTCAAAAAGCTATTAGCGGTTATAACTATTTTTATATTTTTAGTTATTCTCTCTTTATTCTTTCTG